AACAGGGGCTGAACTTACAGCTGTTGCATCTCTTAAAAAATCTTTAAATCCGTATCCCATAATATCCTCCTAACTTAATTCTCTCCTTAAAATAATTCTTTCCATAATACAGTTACATTTATAGTAGCTGAGTTTACACTGACCCCCTCAAACGATAATGTTTCCCCAGGAGCTAAAATAATATCATAGGGTGTTAAATCTATGTTTGCGCTATCGTTTTTACCCGCTAATGATATAACATCCAAAGTCTTACCATTCGTTACAGTAGTTCCAGAAACATCATAATCTACAATACTATCCGATGTGTTTATATCAGTGTAAGAAGGTGTACCGCCTAATGTAGCATTCCTAACTAATCTTATCTCGCCTAAATTATTTGCCGATGATGCCTCTATACTAACAGAAACCCTCTCTAAAATAATGTCAATAAAATTTGTTTTACTTGCGTAACTCGCTTTATTTCTAATCGTAACAATATTGTCGGAAGTAGTTACTGTTGTGGCTTGCTGTTTGCCCGTTGAAAATTGAGGCTGATGTAATTCATAATATTTAGTTTTACCCTCAATAAAATAGGCCATTGAAGCGGTTTTCACTACTAAATTTGTAGTAGTCGCTTTGTTATCCACGAAAAAACTTAAATGAAAATTAGGGTTATAGACTGAAGGTGTAGTGTTATTATTTGCATACAAAACACTATGCACCACAACAGGCAACCCCGTTGAATCATCTTCCACTAAAATATCAATTTTACCAGCACCAAGATATTGAAAGCGAATAAACCAGACATTTAATTTTGTATTGTCTAAGGTCATTCCACTTTCACCCGTACCATCTAAAGGGTCATCCCAGTTGGATAATGCAACGGTTGTTTTAACGTCATTTTGGAAGCGATGTAATCCAAAAGTAGTGCCATCATACCCAATCATGAACCCGTTATTAAAAGCCTCACTTGACCCCCTATCATCTGCTAGACCAACATATTGCTCTGTGGATGCTACTGAAGTTTCAAAAAGAGCGGTAAAACGCATCATACCACCCAAACCAGGCCTGTATTTAGCATGGCGGCGGCTTTTCATAAAAGCATCACTTCCCGTTGTAGTAGAGGAACCAATAACAGCCATTCCATTACTCTGGGTAACTGTTCCCCCAGCCGTTATTGTGTTGGTTAAAATTTCAGTATTATCTACCGTATATTCAAAACTATGTTGTAAAATAGGTGTTAATTCAGCAGTTTGAAGATCACCAAAGGCAGAAATAGGCAAATCAACAGGCATTGTGCCATTGGCTTTTATATTTAAATCATTAATGCCGTCAGTAATTTTAGTAAATTGTGTTTTATCAGTTTGGTTTGTTTCAACAGCTTGCACTGCAGTTGTAACAGCATCAACGGACGTTTTTACATCTTGAACTGAAGTGTCTAAAGTATCTAGTTTAGTTCCCGCTTCAGAATCTTTAACAGATAGGTTACCAGAAGTATCAACACTAGCTAACTGATTTTCAACTGTACCATCTTCTAGTTTTATGCGTCTAATTATATTACCCATTAATAATAACCCTCGACACTATTACAATCTAATTCTCTAGCTTCATCAGGGTAAACAGTTTCAAAATCATTTACACCATAAAGGTTATCGGTTCCATTTGGGTATATTAAAACATTCGCAGTGGATGCCTTCACGTTTATAACCCTTACTTTCAACCCGTCCGCCTTTGGTTTTAAATTAACTGTAAAAGCCGTGCTAGTCTCTATAAAAATCAATTCATTGTCATTAACAACAGTGTAAGGACTTGAGGGGTTCCTTACTACAACCATTTCATTTTGGAATAAATCCTGAAACCACCTTAACCAAGTTCTAGAAACGTATCTATCAGGTTCAACAACAGGTTCTTTTATAGGTGCAGGTTGTGTCATTCTACCTCTAAATATCCGCCTAGAATAACCCATTTAACAGGGTCACTCATTCTAATTCTAAATACTCTATCCCTAGAAGTGCCTAGTCTATTCCATTTAACCCTAGTCTTATATTCCCCAATTCTACCAGCAGATTTCCATTTTTCACTTCCCCATGTTCTTCCACCATCATTGGATATTTGAAGCATTACTTGAGGATTTGAACCCTGCCCGGATGTTAATCCCACTCCCACTTCCATGTCTAATTGAAATGAACTGTAAAAACTTCTCTCAAGGTTATTCCAAATATGCGGAGTTGTTCTTTCTCTTGTTATTTCGTCCCCATCGTCGGTATATTTATCAGTATCAAGGATGTAAATATTTTTACTACTCCAATCACCTACTAAGTTTTTTTCATTATAAAAATCATGTACAATACCTTTATGGTAAAACACCTTATTTGATGAATCAGTATAATTTCTTTCATGCCACATGCCCGTAACCATATCGAAAACCCATGTTTTATTTGCAGTGGGGAAACTTAAAACATAAAACTCATGTCCATCTTGTTGATAAGTGTACCCCCAGGCATCGCTCACTTCAGCATAACTTTGCATCTCCGCTTCAATCGCATGGTTACTTATTCTAAGAGGTCTATACCCTTGATTTGTGTAAACTTTACCTTGTCCGCTATCATCACCACCCAACCAAAAAATATTAGCATCTGTGATGGCAGGTGAATACTTTGCGGCACATCCTACGTCACTGTGCGATCCTTGTATCCTCGCAAATGTTGATCCAGTGTCATAAAACACTTCATAACTTTGAGGACCAAAAACCCATAATTCCCCACCCAATGTTACCAAAGCATTTATATTGTCAGGAGTACCTTCTGCACTTGCTACATTTGAAGCGTCCCAGGTAGACCCATCGGCTAAATTGCTCCAATAAAATTGTTGTGTGTTTGGCTTGTTGTTTATAAACCTTTGATTTAAAAAAACGACATGAGAACCATTAGGGTATCCACTTGCTATTGTTGATAAGGTGTTGGTAGATAGTGTAAAAAGATAACCAGCAGAACCATCAGCGATAATCAACTCAAGGCCATTATCAGTCATGTAAACTCTACCGGTATTAGTTCCAATAGTTCCCATTACCGTCGCTACCCCTACTGAGTTTATCTCACTCAAAGTATCCCCACAAATAGCAAATAAACGGTTATTTGAAGTTGTGTAAATACCTCTTATGGTTCCGTATCCTGTTAAAGTGGAAAATAAAGTAAGGCCCGGAGTAGGCTTTAAAGCAACTACATTCTTACTATCACTCTCATTGATTTCAGGAAACATGTTGATACACGTTTGGCTATTAAGTGGTATTGAATCACTCTTGTAAGCTGGGCCACAAATTGGTATTGCAATCATACTGTCCCAAACAAGTAACCGCCGTGGCTTCCTTTTATAGCCATTCTAGCGGTATTTAACATTACAGGCTTATCTTTTAAATTAGCCCTTTTAATTAATTCCTTAGCTTCCCTTGCACCCTCATAAATGGCAGGATCGGCGTTTGTTTTGTATTCAGGTTGTAAATCAATAGCCAACTGATATGCTAGATATTTAGTGTATCCCGGAGGTAAAGTAACCGCATCGGTCGTATCTGAATAAGTAGATAAAGCCGCCATGCATTCTAAATAAAGTGTAGTGGTTTTACTTGGCACCGGATACAATTCAACCTTAGCAAGTGGATACTCACTTCTAAAATAAAGATTATACGGATGCGTTGAAGTTACAGTTTTATAAGGTATAGAACTATATTCTTCATTGGAAATTATTCTTACTGGGTGGTCTATGGAACCATCTTTTATATAAGCATTATATATTTTAACTGGTCTAGTTGAATTATCCCCGCCAGTACCAAAAGTATATTGCCCATCACTTGCGGTTAAGCTCTGAGTTAATTGAACCTTTGCGGTTTGAAAGTAATCTTGCAAGTTCATTTGTTCGATTATCTCGTTTAAAACATCCAAAGCATCCAACGCCTCGGTACCGTCTACAGGTTCCCCAGCATCTTTTACTTTAAGAAGCCTAAGAGACCTACTGATTATATCATTAACCGTCGCCATTTAATCGCCTCTCTTTATTCCTCTTTCGAGTAAGTGCAGCCTTCTGGCCCCTAGTAAGTGGTTTTACTATTTGAGGTTTGTTCACTTTTATTTCACCTGAAAATTCACTCATAGCTTTTTCAAAAGAACCCCTTAAGATTTCTCTATCAGTTCCTTTTTCCCTTTTGATAACTTCCTTATCCCAATGACTTTCATAACCTTCACTTGCTGCCTGGATTTCTTCAGTTTCATTATTAACCTTGCGAGTTTCTTCAAATGTTAAATATACTCTTCTTGGATATTCTCTCATATTTTAAACCTAACTTTTGCGCATTCCCTGGTCTCACCGAATTTCTCATAAGGAAAGCCCCAATCATATTTATCTTCCCAATCATCAACTAAAATAGAACAATCACTTTTAATCTTATGCCTTAAATTGTTTCTGTCTGCAATAGCTCTAGGAGGCCCGTCACAAATAATTAAATCTGTTTCTGGTATCTCATTAACATCATACCACCTATCTTTAATTGGAGCATAAATTAATTCAACATTCTTTATATTGTACTTTTCAATTTCCCTTTGAAGATAAGACAGCCAAGAGGGATCATGTTCAAAAGATATAACCTTGTTTTTAGTACAAACTGCCATGCAAAGTGTAGTCAAACCAGAACCACATTCAATAATATCAGTTTTACTTTCCCTAGCTTCCAGAATACACTTATAAAGAAACTCAGGACTAGCCTGAAAGCAATCGTTATTCCACATATCCCATAAATTCATCAAAGTATCAATAGTTTCAGTTCCAAACCTTAACTCATCCAAATAAGGAGCTAAACCGTTACCCATAGTTTTCCTTAAAAAAGTACCATAAGTGCCGGTCCATGCTTTTTGACCAAAATGACTAAATCTCATTTCAGGGTCAATATAAATCTTATATCCTTTTTCTTTTGCTTTCTCGCAGAAAGTATAATCCCCGCCCATTCTTTTACCATCTACAAAGGTTCTTTCAAAAATGATAGGAATTTTACTTTTCCCTGGGTTGTCGTCTTTTGCGGGAAACTTGTCTGCATTCTCAGCTAATTTTTCTAAAACTTCTCTTTTAATCTTTAAAAATCCAGTAGGTACACCATCAACTTCAATGAGTCCATTAATAGATATAATCTGGCCTTCTTTAAGTCTGCAAGGATAACCTTCTGATCCTTGTTTTAATGGGTAAATACCAGCTACTATATCTTTATCGTATTCAATTAATTTCTTTAAGTCTTTTGGTTCCCATTTGACGTCTGCATCTAAAAAAACTAACTGACTGCAATCACTTTCTAAAAAGTCCCTTACAAGTCTGTTTCTACCATCATCTACATGGCAATTTTCCCCATAAATACCCAATTCCATTGGTAAATTTATTTCCATGGCACTTTGGAATAGTGCAAAAGCATATCCGTTTTCTACCTGACTACCTCCGACGGTAGTGGCAAGGAAAGTAGCCCCTTTTACAGGGCTACTTCGATGCAACGTCTTAGGCATTAACCAATTAACCCTAAGTTCTGCAAAGCAGTTCTGATAGCATC